AGTTAACTCAGAAATAGCAAAAGATGTATGTAAGAAATGTCATGACGATAATACATTAATCTAAAATTAACCACCTAGCGTTCGATTTAAGCGATGTTTTTATTTAAAGGTAACTTTATATTACTTTTATATAAAAATCGATTCTAGGTGGCAAAGAATTCAAAATTGAGTATCCTTAGGAGGAATATTATATGGCAACTAAATTAGTTATGGAAAATGCGAGAATTGGTTTTAGAAATTTTAGAGGTGAAGCTAGTAAATTTAATCCACCTGGATCTAGAAATTTTTGTGTGTTTCTGGATTCAGAAACAGCAGACAGATTAATACGTGATGGATGGAACGTTAGACATCTAACGCCTAAAGACCCAGAAGACGAAGCACAAGCCTACATGCAAGTAGCCGTTAGGTATGAACCAAAAGTACCAAATATTATTCTAATAACAAAACATGGAAAACAAAGATTGGATGAAGAATCGGTTAGTTCTCTAGACTGGGCAGAAATTGAATCAGTTGATTTAATTATAAACCCATCTAATTGGGAAGTGCAAGGTAAAAAAGGAGTCAAAGCCTATTGTCAATCATTATACGTTAAGATAGTACAAGATGAATTTGCGGATAAATATCATGAACTACCAGAGCATAATGGTTAAGTTATACCCATATCAAGAAGAAGCAAAAAATCAATTAAGATCAGGCTCCATCCTTTGTGGTGGGGTCGGGTCTGGTAAGTCAAGAACTGCTCTCGCTTGGTACTGGGCGAATAATTTAAAGAAAGATTTATATATAATAACTACTGCTAAGAAACGCGATAGTTTAGAATGGGAAGGAGAATGCGCTAATTTCGCATTATCTACCAGTATTAATTCTAGTATATATGGTATTAAAGTAGTTATAGATAGTTGGAATAATATTAAGAAATATAAGAAAGTAGAGCATGCTTGTTTTCTATTCGACGAACAACGATTAGTTGGATCTGGAGCATGGGTTAAATCCTTTCTTAAAATATCTCAAAGAAATACATGGATTCTTCTATCGGCTACTCCTGGGGATAATTGGATTGATTATATTCCAGTATTTGTGGCTAATAGATTTTATCAAAATCGTACCGAGTTTTTAAGAGAACATGCCGTTTATTCTAGATTTTCCAAGTATCCTAAAATTGAAAAATTTATAGAAGAGGGAAAACTTAGAAAACTTAGAACTAGTATAACTGTATTCATGTCTCATAACAAAGTGACTATACCTATGCACACCGAAATTAAAGTTGACTATGATAAAAAATTATTAATGACGGTAATAAAAGACAGGTGGAACCCATACAAAAAGAAACCTATTAAAAATATTAGTGAGTTCTGTTATACTATGAGAAAAGTAGTAAATAGTGATATGTCTCGCATAGATGTAGTTAAGAAATTAACAGTTAAACATTCGAAATGTATTATATTTTATAACTTTAATTATGAATTATGGTCTCTGATCGATATGTGTGAGGATTTAAAAATACCATGGGCTCAATGGAACGGGCATAAACATGAACCGATCCCGATTGAGAGTAATTGGGTTTATTTAGTTCAGTATATATCTGGTTCGGAAGGTTGGAATTGTATAGATACAGATACTATTATTTTCTATTCTCAAAATTATTCTTATCGAATAATGACACAAGCAGCTGGAAGAATTGATAGATTAAACACGACTTTTAGTATTTTAAACTATTACCATTTATTGTCAGATGCTAAAATCGATTTAGAAATAAAAAAAGCATTAAATGGCAAGCAAACCTTTAATCAGAGTGCGTTTTCAGCTTTTTTTCACTCGACGTTTTCACATACATTAGGATGAAGGGAATAGAATACGGCTATTTTAAGTCATATTTTAATTTTTTTTTAGGAGGTCACCATGAAAAAAGAAAGCGAATTTCAAAGAAATTTAATCGACACTTTATATGAACTTTTTGAAGGATGTATTATTCTTAAAAATGATCCTTCATACATTCAAGGTTTTCCAGATTTAACTATTTTGTGGAAAAAACGATGGGCTGTGTTGGAAGTCAAACGATCAGAGAATGAATCATGGCAACCAAATCAAGAATACTACATAAACTACTTAAATCGAATGTCCTTCGCTAGAGTAGTCTATCCAGAGAATAGAGAGGAGGTATTATATGACCTTCAACGATCATTCGCATCTGGAAGGGTTACACGCCTACCTAAGTCCTAGCAAATATTATTGGTGTAACTATGACCCTGAGAAATTAGAAGTAGCATATCGAAAACATATAGCCACACAACGAGGAACTCGACTACATGAATATGCATGTGAGAGTATTAGATTAGGTATAAAATTACCTAAGACTAAACAGACTCTAAATATGTATGTTAATGATGCTATTGGTTTCAGAATGACTCCAGAACAACCGTTATATTATTCAAATAATTGTTTTGGGACAACAGATGCTATATGTTTCAGACAAAAGACATTGCGAATACACGATTTGAAAACAGGTTCTTCATTAACATCCATGAAACAATTAGAGATCTATGCTGCTATATTCTGTTTAGAATACTCAGAAATACCAGAAGCAATAGAACTTAGGATTTATCAAAATGACCAAATAATAGTCCATAGTCCATCATATTCGGAAATAAAATATATGATGAATAAAATCATAGAAGCTGATAAACAAATAGAATTTTTGAAAGGGGATATATATGGATAAGAAGTTGTTTCATATCGGAACCCGAACCTCAGGTAGATATCCTAAAGGTTCTGGTGAAGATCCTCAGAGGTCTAAAGACTTTGCTGGTATAATTGATGAACTTAAGAAAAAAGGTTTATCTGAAGTTGAGAGAGCTCAAGCGGTAGGACTAAATACAGCTCAATTAAGAAATAAACTAACTATGGTAAAAGAGGAACGTAAAGCACTAGAGTTTGGAATGGCTTTGAGATTGAAAGAGAAAGGGTATAGTAACCTAGCCATAGCTAGGCGCATGGGTGTTAATGATAAATATGTAGCGACCCTTCTAAACCCCGTCGTTAAAGAAAAAAACAATATAACTAAAACAACAGCTAATATTCTAAAAGATAGATTAAAACAGGTAGAATATGTACAAGTTGGCGCAGGAGTCGAAAGACAATTGAATATCTCAAGAACTAAATTAAAAACAGCGATAGCCTACTTAAAAGAGACAGAAGGTTATACTACTCATGAAATTAAGGTTACTCAGATTGGTACTGGGAAAAAAACTACGTTTCTAGTACTAGCTAAACCAGGAGTAGAAACTTCTGAGCTCAGTCGCAATCGAGATAAAATAAAAATGATGACTGATTACTCTGAAGATGGTGGTCGTTCTTACTTCGGGTTGAAACCCGTTAATTCTGTCGATAGTAAAAGAGTTCTTATTCGATATAATGAAGAGGGCGGCGCTTTGAAAGATGGTACTATCGAACTTCGTAGAGGAGTCGATGATATTAATTTAGGGAATTCTAAATATGCTCAAGTTCGTATAGGTGTTGATGGAACACATTATATGAAAGGTATGGCTATTTATAATGATGATATACCTAAAGGTTATGATATGGTATATAACACTAATAAAAAGTTAGGAACCGATAAGTATGACGTATATAAAAAGATGGAAGATGATCCAGCTAACCCATTTGGAGCAACTGTCAGACAGAAAGAATATATTGATAAAGATGGTAACAAAAAATTATCATCTTTGAATATTGTTAATGAAGAGGGTAATTGGGAAACATGGAGTAGAACCATATCATCACAGGTATTGGGCAAACAAGGACCTACGCTTGCTAAAGAACAACTAGATATAAGATACAAAGTTAAGCGTGAACAGTTGAATGAAATAATGAGTCTGACTAATCCTGCTGTTAAGAAAAAATTATTACTAGCTTTCTCGGATAAATTAGATTCAGAAGCAGTAAGCCTTAAGGGTGCTGCAATGCCTAGACAAGCGAATAAAGTTTTAATACCACTACCATCATTGAGAGAAAATGAGGTATATGCTCCTGGTTTTAGAGATGGTGAGCGCGTTGTTTTAATAAGACATCCACATGGTGGTATCTTCGAAATACCAGAAGTAACTGTTAATAATAGAAATAGCGAAGGAGAAAAATATTTAAAGCAGGCTAAAGATGCTATAGGTATCCACCCCAAGATAGCGGAACAATTATCTGGCGCAGACTTTGACGGCGACCATGTGTTAGTTATCCCAAACAATGAGGGTAGAATTAAAACTAGGTCACCTTTAGCTGAATTAAAAGATTTCGATCCTAAGACATCTTATCCCGAACGTCCTGGTATGCATTATTTAACTGATGCAACTAAAGGTCGACCAATGGGTGAGATAAGTAATCTAATCACAGACATGACTATTAAAGGCGCTACATTTCCAGAAATTGCAAGAGCTGTTAAACACTCCATGGTGGTTATAGATGCGCCAAAACATAAACTAGATTATAAGAGATCGTTTATAGAAAACAATATAGCAGAATTAAAAACTAGATATCAAGGTAGTTCTAGGTCTGGAGCATCGACATTACTATCTAAAACTGGGGCAACTGTATGGATACCTCAAAGAAAAGATAGAGTAGAGATAGATCCATTAACTGGTAAACGTACATACTTCTATACTAATGATACCATCATGGATAAACAAGGACGTATAAGACAGAAGTTACAAAAGACAAAACGTATGGCTATTGAAGAAGATGCTTATAAATTATCTTCTGGTACTGCTATAGAGAATGTGTATGCTGAACACGCTAATCGTTTAAAGGCATTAGCTAATGATGTTCGTAAAGAATTAATTAATACCCCAGCTATAGTTAGAAGTCCAACAGCTGCTGTAGTATATAAGAATGAAGTCGAATCATTAACGGCTAAACTAAGATTAGCAGAAAGAGAGCAACCATTAGAAAGACAAGCGCATCTTATAGCTAATACTGTTATAAGAGCCACTGTGCAAGCAAATCCCGACTTAACTAAAAAGAGGATTAAAAAACTTAAAGGGCAAGCTATTAATGATGCTCGTGATAGAGTTAGAGATGGCGTACCAAGAAACAAAATACCTATTACACCTAAGGAATGGGAAGCTATTCAAGCTGGTGCTATAAGTAACAATGCATTAACAAAGATACTTAATAAAGCTGATATGGATTTAGTTACTAAATACGCATTACCAAAGAATCATAATGAATTAACTCCAGCTAAAACATCACAAATTAAAATGATGCTTAAGCGTGGATACACACAAGCAGAGATATCAGATCATCTAGGTATAAGCACCAAGTCTATCTCTAGTTTATTATAGAAAGGAGATGTTTATAATGCGTCATGCAATGCTTACTACTATAGATAATCCATTCAATCCCTTCGAACGATTCGACGACTGGTTTAATTATGATCGAGATAAAGGGTATGATTCGTGTCAATATCTAGCTCGTATAGCTGTAACTTCTGATGAACTATCCGAAGTCGACCAGGCATTAGCCGTTGAACGAGCAGTTGATGAGATAGTTGATATGAATGTCTTAGGATTATACAAGAAGGTAGTAACAGAAACAGAAGATTTATATGAAACAAAATAAAAAAATAATTTATTCCAACTCCTCATTAACATATATGGTTGAATGGGTAGGGGGGAGGGGTCCTCGCA